CTATTAACAGCAGCACTAGGGAGCGGAATATCCCCTGGTATATAGGTGGGAGCAATATTAGTTCCTACTAGACCAAATATATTCTTACCACTTACAATATTACCTGCTTGTAAGTCAGGTTGTGCACTCCTAATCCAGTTAGCTCCTGTTATAAGGGAATTTAAGGGTATCTGTAACAAAGCGTAATTTACTCCATCTGGCCAACCAGCATGTCTTATTGCCGCTATGGCTGGACGAGAATCTTGATAGTCAGCAGTCACTACAGGCATACTACCTTGCATTCCAAACATATTTACATCTGCTCTAAAATTGGGAGGTGCAAAATCTGGGTCATCACAAAATATTCCTTGTAAACCTCCATTACCTGCTCCCAAGTAGGCTCCATTAGGAACTCTTAGATGTACCCTTCCAGCATTAGAAGCTTGAACAACATCTGCCCTTCTCCACCCTGCATATTCTTCACTCCCCATTATAGGTATTGTCCCTGCCTGCCCTGCAATAGTTGTATCATTTAATACTTTAGCTACTGGCACAACTACAGCACTTACTGTTTGTACCCCCGCTAAATACTGCCCTGCTGCTATTGTTTGTGCTGCGCCTGAAGGTGTAATAGTTGCTGCTGTTTTACTTGGTATTGTTCCTACCAATCCAGTATCTGATTCATTGCTGAATGGCACTCCCGCTAGTACTTGTGCCGTTGTCGCTGTTCCCTCTGCACTAGCTTTGATAAAAAAACAGCTGCCTGCTGCATTATACCAAACAGTATATGCTTTACCTGCTATCAAATTAGGAGCAACAGCAGTTCCTGCTTTATACAATGGTTTAATCCCTACACCATCTAAATTAAGTGTTGTAGCTGCTGCTCCATTAGCTGCACTTGCAATAAAGGTAGCTTGCATACCATTTAATAGCTCAAAATATCCAGTAGCAACTGCTATTGCAGTACCTGTCCCTGTCGCTGTAGGGAATGCTCTCAACTTAGCCAGAGCATCTATATTCCCCTCAATCCTATTAAAACTAACCTCTGTGGGAACATCTACACCCGCTATCCAATTTGTTTTTGGTGCTTGAAAAGGCATTACGTAGCCCTCCTTCCATTTAATGTTGCTCTCATATAGCCAGCATATGTAATATCCTGCTTAATTACATGAAAGTCACTCTGTCCATTACTATCTACTACCGAAACCCTATCACTTAATAATACTGCTGGGTTACCTCTCCACTGAATGCTGGTATCTCTCCTCGAATCTTTTGAGCTTGCCAATAGCTTGTTTGCTATTAGCTGAGCTACTGAAAGGGATTGTATTAATGGGTTAGCAGGAAAGGTATATTTCAACTTACCATATTCCGTAATACTAGCTGCATCCTGAGCAATAGCTCGTTCTTTATTCAAAACAGTTAGTGGTGTAGCTGTTACTACTAACGTAACATTCTGAATAGCTGCATTATTATTCTTAATAGTAATTTCTGCTCCCCATGCATAATATGTTGCTGATAAAATTACAACACTTACACCACCAGATATAGCTGCTGCTGCATTTATACAAGGAGCACTATTATAATATATAGTTAAAACTGATGTAGCTCCTGCTGCTATAGCTATAACACTATTACTTCTATATACTTCACTAGCAACGCTAGGTTTCAAAGGCTGTGTTTCCACCTCAATATAGTTAGCTACTTCAGCAGTGTTTGATGGGTTATTTTTGGTAAAATACATTTCTCCATCTATAATCAAATCTGAGGTCACTCGGCTTGCTAGGAAAGATGCTCCCTCGATTCTTAGTATATTATCTCTACTCATATATACTTGCCCCAAAGCAGCCTCAGCAATCAATCTGAGTGCCTCCCTATGAGGCATAGATGCAAAGTATGAATAGGGAACAATAGAGTTCTGAAGTTCTGTGTCCACCCAATATTCAGCTGCTATTAACCCTGCATTAGTTAGAACATCAATTGCTAACTGATACAGATTTTTATCAGTCTGAACTTGCGCTGTATTATAGTTTGTCTTTCTTAGCAGCTCCAATCTATCAAGTCCTGTAGTTTTAGCATGAACACTATCATCAGGCACTTCCCAATCTCCAGACCAAAATGTACCTAAAGGAATCATGCATTTTTCTACAGGAAGTAAACTGTTGTTGAATGGAAGTAAATAAGTTGTAAACTCATCAACCTCTAGTGGTTTATTATTTTGGTAAGGAGCTAATATTTCAGCGTCTGTTCTTGCTTTATTGGATATACGAAGGTTATCAAAGTACCCAATTCCGCCTCTAAAAGCAATATTGTCAAAGGTCAAATCCCCCGCATTATAAGCTCCTGTTAATACAGATACACCATTAACCAATAAAGAATAATTTCCGCCACTTTTCCATGTCCATGTTAACATTGTCCATGTATTTGCAGGAATAATAAATGTTGCAATAGAATAGCTACCTCCGTTCCTCATATACATCTGATAGTCCCCAACAGGATTTTTACGAAGTATTAAAAAACGGTTTGCAGCATTGCCCAAACAAACATCTATAATATCTACATACCCAGAGGAAAAAGTGTAACTTGGCGCTTTGAAATAGATACTAAGTTCACCTTCCACCACACTCAGAATCCCTACTGTTGGTATTGTTAGTGCTTCAGGAGAACGTGTGCCATCAGTGAATGAAGTGGCATAGGGTTTTGATTCAAACTGCGCACCCCAAGCAAGAATAGATTTAGTATTAGGGATATTCCAAATCATACACTCTAACTGATTAACTCCACTTGCTGGCACTGCACAAGTTATAGAAAATCTAGTCCAATTAGAAAACCCAACGCAGGCTATTCCTGATACATTTTCAGTCACTAACGCATTATTCAACCCTGTAGAAATAGATATACGAACACTATCAGAATCTACATCCTTTAACCATACGGAGAAAGTATATGTTGCAGAGGGTACACAACTTATTATTTGAGCCACATTACATATCCCGGATACATAATTACCTATTAATTTAGTAGCAGTATTAGTCCCATCGGGAGCTATTCCAGAATTAGTTATCCTTGTAGCAATAACCCAATTATTAAACAAATTAGCATTCCACACATTATGTGTAAAATCCTTAGGGTAAGTCAGTAAATTAGTCGTTCCTTCCTCTAACATAACACCTTGCCCAAATTTACCAACCTCATATCTAGGGACATTAGCTAATACTTGTGAACCATCTTGCTTGTAAGCTACAGAACCACGGGTAAATGTTGGTACTTTTGTAGCTGCTATATTCTCAGCATATACACCTAACCACGCTTTAATTCGCCTATTGGCTTTTATAAGCTGATACAATGGACTTGAAATATTATTAGAATCAAACTTACGAGTTATATTACTAAGTCTAACAGATATTTCATTGGCGCTGATATTGCCTACAGGTAAACTACCAGAAGATATTTCACGCTCCTCAGTAAGTTTTATTTCCAATAAATCTTCGCCCTCGTACACCTCTTGTATGGAAGTGAAGAACTCCATTATCTTTGCTTGCCTACCTACATGACTCCATTTGGTTATTGTTAGTACACTTTTTACTACTGCTGTAACAGCAACTATATCTTTATTCCACGATACAAGAGTATTACCAACAACAGTTTCTGTATGCTTCAAAACATCCCCTGCGCCATAAAGCTTCACGGTAAAATCAACAGGATATTCAACTCTTTTTGAATCTCCTACCACCTTAAACGACCATATTGGTCTACTAAAGAATGCTACTGTTAAAGCAGGGTAAGGAGCTGAGAACGCTCCCCCAACCCCTGCTAGTTTAGAACCCCACCAACCCATTTCACAAACACTTTCATACGCTTCACTAGGAGCTAAAGTAAAAGTACCATCTAGCACCCAAGCACCATCTAAAGCTGCATACTTAGCAAAAGGGATAACAATGGTATCTGAAGTATGTTTCGGATATGAGGCACTTGCTTGTTCCGTAGCTGAGATAACTAAGGACTGGTCAAGGAAAGGGTCTGTATAATCAATTTGAACCTTACCATATACCTTCCTTACAACAGCTTTACACGCTTCATTAAATCCATTTGATACTAAATACAAATCCCTCACCTCTCAATCACATTAAATTTTAAACCTTTCCAAATCATAGCTCCATTTTTATACGTAAGCCCTTCGCAACTTCTATCTCCCTTATAAAAAGTACCTGTTCGTTCTGCTCCTGTTACTGGGTCAGGATATGAAACTTCAAACAATATTGCTGATACCTTAGCTAATAAGGTAGCTAGCTCAACAGCGGATAAATAAGTCCACCCTAACTCTAGCTTTCGTTTAGTTGCTACTAAATCAATCACCATAGTACCGCCCGAGTTTCTCTCAGCTTTAACTATATCATTTACACTTGCTTGAAAAACATCAGGAGACTTTACAACAACCCCATTTATCTTTATCATTCTACACCCCCGCTAGAACTGTAACGCCAGTTCTTATGGCTTCTTTACGTAGCGCTGGAAGCATCACACGAGCAAAAGGTGCGCCATCCAATTGCAATATAAGCTCTTGTGCTTCTGAGCTAGAATTTCCCTGACCTCCATTAGCAAATTGCATAGCTTGCATAACTGCGGAAGCTACGGCAGACGCTAAAGAATCAACGAATGAAGTATTCTCTAGAGGCACCACAGCTTCCTTGCCTCTTTCCCCTATCATTGCTAGAGTTGGACTATCTACAATACCGCCTTTAGCCAATCTAGGAATGCTAACATCCCCAATAGTTCCTAGATTAAATCCAAAAGTACTCATGCCCGTTAGCTTCTGCAACCAATCGGGTACATTTATTTGAATTCTGTTTATAGCTCCTATAATAAAGTTAATACCCCTAATAAAAGCATTTGCAAAACTCTCTATAACACTAATATAGCCATTTATAAAGCCCTTAATTCCCACCTTAATAAATTCAAAAGCTGTTGTGAACCCACTTTTTATTCCGCCCCAAACTGTAGCGAATGCACTGGATATTGGTGTTGTAACCTTATCTGTAAACCACTTAGCTACTCCAACAAACACTTCTGATATTTTAGTCCAAGCTCCACTTACACCCTTCTTAATTCCATCCCACAGAGAAGTGAAGAATTTACCAACTGGTATAATTACCGTATCATGAAACCAAGTACCAGCTGCTTTGAATGCATCAACTATGCTCGTCCATGTCTTGCTAGCGCTCAGCTTAATACCATCCCATAACCCTTTAAAGAATCCAGCAATAGGAACTATCACAGTATCATTAAACCATTTTCCAGCAGCAAACCAGGCCTCTACTATAGCATTCCACACCCCAATTGCAACTCGCTTTACATCATCCCAATGTTTAATCATCAATACTACAATAGCTATAAGAGCGCCTATGGCTACAACTATCAAGAAAATAGGTGAAGTTACTAAAGCTAACATAGCTGCAAAAGCTCCTGTAATAATTGTACCTGCAACCATGATTAAATTATATGCAACCAAAGCAATAGAACCTAAATTCATGGCTAGAGTAACAGCTCCAAAAGCTAAAGCAAAACTTCCCACCACCAAAACAATATCTTGAATTACAGAAATATTATCCGACATCCAATCTCCTATTACTGTTAGTCCATCTGCAATTCCCTCGAGAACAGAAGCTATTACACCACCTGTCCAAGCTGCTAAAGGTTGCAAGAAGTTATCCCACAAATATAAGAGGTATGGTTTAATAGCTGTCAAAACACTATTCAATATTGTGAATGCTGCTGCTAGCGCATCTAAGAAACTTGGAAGAACCTTTGTAATAACAAAACCAGCTAAAGGAACAAATATATTTTCATATGCCCACCTTAATCCCTTGAATAAAGTATTAGTGAAAGGAGTTACAGCAACCTTCAACCTATCAAACGCTGCTGCTAAGGGTTCAAAACTTATAGCTTTTAAGGGAGCTAACAAATCATCTAATAACTTTTTCAAAGGTTTCAAGGCATTAGTAATTGCTGATGTATCAATCTCAGGAACAGCTATAGGAGGTACCCCAGACATATCCCCCACACCTCCTCCCGCTGCTCCAGCTGCATCATCTAACGCACCCGAAGCTGAATCTGCTAGTGAGGTAATTTCATCAAAACCTGCTAGGGAACCTTTCATTGCTTTACCAGCTTTCTTGACTGCTGCACCAGTGCCTGTAGCTGAATCTCCCAGAGCTGCTACGGATGCTGCGGCTCCTGAGGCTCCACCAGAGCTTGCTTTTACCCCAGTGATTAATTCTACAAAAGCTTTGAAATATTGTGCTGCAATCTGCAACCTGGCGACTAATGCGTTCAATCCCTGAAGCACTGGAGTTAGCAATGATATAAAAGCCGAACCCATTGTAGCTTGAAAAGTTTTCCACTGCTCTGAGAGAATCTTCACTTGGTTTGCCCAGCTCCCAGAAGTTCTTGCAAAATCTCCTTGAGCATCTGCTGTTGTACTAAGTAAATAATTATATCTGAGTAAGGTTTGTTCTGCTTGCGACATTGCTGAATAGTTTTTAGTTATTCCTTTTGCCAATGCATAAGCTTCCATATTTGCTACACTCATATTTATACCTAATTGTCTTAGAGGCTCTGTTTCTCCTGCAATACCAGCACGTATCTTGTTAAAAGCTTCCTCACCCTTGAGATTATAAAACGAAGCCATATCTCCTGACAATGCAGTAATTCCAGTGGACATATTATACATTTCTTTTCCAGTTATACCTGAGCTTTTAAGCATAGCACCCATAGTAGAAGTGAACTTCTTTGCTGATAACTCAGATAAACCATAGCTCTTTAAAGCTCCTTTAGCAAAATCATCAACATTCTTAGACATAGAACCAAATACAACATCTACAACATTCTGTACTTCTATTAAGTCGGAAGCTATACCTACCGCTCCTTTGCCAAAATCAAACAGCGACTTTGCTGCAAACGCGGCGGCTACTACTATACCAAACTTTTTGAATGCTCCACCCAGCATTGATTCTACTCCGCCCAGCTGCTTACCAATACTACCTTTATTTATTTCTAAATCTAAACCAATAGTACCAACATTATCACTCATTCTTGTTCACCTCCCTCTTTCCAAAAGCAATTTCCATACTCTTTTCTAAATTATCCATTTCTAAATTAAACTCTGATTCTTGCAAACTTACCATTCTTCTTTTTTTCCACTCTAAATAAATTTTCTTTTGGTCTGAATTAAATTGTTTTATAGTTTTAGAATCTTTCTCAGCTCTTACAGAAACAACTTGACCTAAAGGAGTATCTGCCATTAAACCACTAACAAGAACACAAAACTCATCCCATGGCATATCTGCTTGACTTCTAATTCTTATACCATATTGCTTAGCTAAACTAGCTTCTATGAGTGCCCAATCTTCTCTTAAATCATAAAAGCCTTCTTTACTATTTGAGCGCTTTTTGAAATCGAGTCGCTGCTTCATCATACTCTACATCCATCATACAAGCAAAAATAGCAATTGTTAGAATCTGAAAGTTAGGCATAGATATTTCACTCAAATTTAATTCCTTAGTAGCTGCTTCACCTAATGCAATTTCTATTGCTGAATTTAGACTATCCCTTTTCGCTTCGACTGCTAGCTCTTCAAACTTAAGCACTGTGTTCATGCTATTATTTACAGAGTAAAGTGTTTCTCCAATTTGAATCTGCGGTTTGGAAGAATCTAATTTATCGGTAATATTAATTATTTTAGCCACAAAACTTCACCTCCTTATTTTGTTATATATACGGGGAAACCCGCTGATTAAACAGCGGGCACAAATGTAGGTTTTCCATCAGATAATATTTCAAATTCTAGTACATCAATAGCTGTGCTATCCCCGCCACCCGGAGAAGTAACATTCACTATACAATTACCAGTTAGCTTAGCCCCACTAGGCATTGTCCACTCAAAGGCGCTTTCAACACCTTGCCCAGTTGCTATCAAACAGCTTTGAGCAATGTAATCATTTCCAGCGTCTCCATAAAGTCTCTTACCAGAAAAACTAATTGTAAGCGCTTTACCTGTTACCGCCCTGCGCATCCAGCCCTCCTGGTCCATTGGGGTCCATTCTTCTGTGTTAGAATCAATGGAAGGACTAAAACTTTCTAAATCTTTAATTATTACTAAGTCCGCAGGCAGTGCAGTTCTCCCCATCTTATTTATCTTAAAAAGATTGTTATGCACTGGGAAAACTCCCGCACCAGCAACAAACAATTGTAAATTTAACTTATTATGCATTCTCATACCTACCTTTCATAAATAATATTTAACCTAATACTTGCCTCTACAATATTTCTTGAATCTCTTCCCAAATCAAGTGGAGCTGGGTCCAAAAGACTAAACGAGATTATTCTGTGAGTTCCTATTACGACTCCATTAATTCCATTCAGAAAAGTATATAACCCATTTGCTATGCTTTCACACACATCTGAATCTTCGGTCCAGTGTACAACTATTGATATAGGCAAGTAAGCATACGATGAATTTTGTACTCCACCCAATGCAACAATTATAGGCGCGCTTCCTCTTCTATAAACCGATATGCACCTATCATCTTTTGAATTAATAAATCCATTATACATTTTAGAAATACTAGGAAACGAAACCTTTAAATACTGCAAAAATTCGCTTGCTCGCAACATCATTTTATAACACCTCCCGAAAACTTTCTGAGCATTACTCCAAATATTCTTTTTGGCCTATCTGATTTATTCCCCGTAATCCAAGGTTCCCACCATTCTCCCTGAGCATTGGTATTAAAAGTTTTATCAAATTTATATTCTGGGTGATAATAAAGCCGCTTAGCATAGGGAGCTTCTGTTACTATAGTTACCTTGCCATCAAACATGTCCTTTGTTTCGAGATAGGTAGCTACATTCTGCAAATTACCTGTATCTAAGGGAATAACTTGCTCTGTAACTGCTTCATGCAAAAGTTGTTCTGCGGTAGCTCTAGTAGCTTTAACTTGTGCTGTGCTTAACCGCTTTATATTCGCCCAGTTTAAATCTAACTTAGCCTTCATTTATACCAACCCCAATTCAATGTGATGAATAGAACCATCTGGGTTTCTTAAATACTTCACCTCAACTATATCAAAACTCTTAGGATATTCTAGCAGAGTAAATGTACCTTGCTCTAACTCAGCAATACTTAAAGGTTCCAATATAGCTCTTGCATTGGTAACAATTTCTTGCCCATCCTTTTTAAAGATACGCTTTCTACTATATGAGAAATTGCATTTACCTACAATCAATTCACCTAAACTTTGTCTTGCTCCATTCTCATTTGGTTCCGATTGCAATTGCATAGAGAAAGGAGTTACTACGAAACAACTAATACTAGGTAGCTTCATAACTCCTCCCTTTCTTTAAGCCTCTATAGAGCAATCCCACCTTATTCAAATAACCCCTTGCTCTCTTGCTTAAATCACTTTCCCTCAATGCTGAATCGGAATAAGTTACTGATACATCTCCTATTGAGTAAGATTTAATACCTCCCTCAATAGCTTTATTTTCCGAAGCACTTAACCACAGCTCTACCTGAGCGCATGTAGCAAGCTTTGTAGCTTCGATATGCTCAGCATTGGTATTTATATAATTTCCCTCAATTGCTTGCCCTACGAGCTCACTAGCTCTAACTATTAGCCTTTGAGTATCAACGGGAAGAGCGCTATCAAGCACTAAACCTAAATACACTCTTAGCTCTTCCCTAGTAGCAAACACAACATACATGATGCCTCCTATTCAGCTTCAACTTTCAGCATGGAAAGTAAATAAGCTTTCTTCTCAGCTTCTGACTTACCATTAACTTCAGTCTTTTCAAGCTCAATTTTTCTAGCCTTACACAAAGCAAACAGTTCTTTTGCTGACATATCTTCAATAGCTACTTCTTCAGTTTCCTCTACTATCTCAGCTATGCCATTTGTTTCCCATCTAACTGCTACTTCTTCTGATACATCAACTACATCACCGATTTTTAAAGCTTTATCATGGTAAGTATTAACTTTCATTATAACCTGTTTCATATGCTTATCCTCCAAAGGGAGGGTTTACCTCCCGCTTCATTTTATTTGTAAAACGATTATATTAAACCCCAGGAATTAATGCCGAAATTGGGTACCTAGTAGCTGAAGGGTTTAATTTATTAATTGGGTTTGGTACCTGCCAAGCCAATCTTATTACTGCTCTTAATGCTACCATATCTTGCTGAGCTAAGTTAAAGATGATGGCATTTGTAGCGTCAGTGATAACAGCCTGGTCAAGAATTTTGTAAGTAATATCTTGACGCATAGCATATACAACTTGCTTGAAATCACCGCAGAACTGGAGCGCTGAAGTATCAATCATTCCACCATTTCTAGGGAAGAACATTGGTGCCCCATCAAGCTCATATTGAGTGTTATCTTGCATAGAGGTTTTGAATAATGGTTGCCCAGTAGTATCTCTTAATCCTCTATACCTAGCTCTCATTTTCATAGCACCAATATGCCCTGTACACATAAATCCATCATTCTCTACAAGAGAAATAATTCCATTTGTGCCGAGCACATCATTGTAAAGGTCTGAACCAGTACCATTAGTAACAACATTGCCTGCTGCTACAGCTGCTGCTAGAATATTTAATGGCCACGAAGCAGGAGCATTAGTTCCAAACAGAACCGCCTGGTCAAAAGCTAAACCAAAAGCTTCCATTATACGAGGCTTAATTTCACCCCAAATATCATAGTCTGCATCATCTAATACAGCCTCTGGTATTGGAATTATTACTGCAAGCTCTTCTGCATCAAAGTACTTGTTTGCCCATGACATATCAGAAGTCTGTTTTAATCCCGTATCACCATTTACAAAATAAGCAGTAGGCAATGTGCTGAGAACTGGTATTCTCTGCTGCTTTCTGCTCATGTTAGCTGCTTTAGTTGCAAGCTGCATCACTGCTGAGTTAACTGGAATACCTTGAATTATTTCTCTTGAAACATCTTCGGGAATTAATGCCCCCGCATCGGTTCTGTCAATCTGCCCATTATAAGGGAATAACTGCAAGTTCAATCTGTTTGCTTTCATTTTTTCTACCTCCACATAATATATTTATTTATTATACTCTTCCTGCTGCCCTACGAATTGCCGAATTCATATCTATAGCCGCTCCACCAGCTGCTCCTTTAGAGTGGTCAGTGCCACCCTTGCCACCTGTGCCAGCTGCACCAAATAGATATGGTTTAGCTTGCTTGATTCTTGCTATCTCTGCTGCAACACCAGCCACTTCACCACTCTTATTAATTTTCAAGCTTTCTATATCTATAAAAGCCAAGACATCTTTCACATCAATAGCGTCCTTAGCTTCTGCTATAATTGCGCTCTCAATCTTCAATTTGTCCATATCTTTTAACAGACCAGAATTTTGGTCAATAAGAGTTTGGTAAGTCTTTTGCAACTCTTCATTACCTTTGGCCCCAATTTGCAATGCCAATAGCTGCTTGTTCAAATCTGTTACCTGAGTTTTAAAACCATCTCTCTGATTAACTACTTCACCTAATCGAGTACTTGGTACGAATTCTGCTTTCTGCTTGTTATTGAGTAGTACATCATAACCAAGTTCACCTAGCTTAGCGCTAAGGTCAGTGAAACTCTTCTGTGATGCACCATCCTTAAAAGCTTCAACGTTAGCTGCTGCAACCTCTTCCATACTAGCGAATAGCTGCAACATCAGAATCTTACCCATTAATACTTTGCTTACTTTTCCCATTTTAATTACCATCCTCTCATATTTTACCGCATATGTGCGTAAAACAAAGCTTTTAAGGTCATCATGTTTGGACCGAATCTATACAATAAAAAAGGCACCAAATGGCACCTATTCTAAGGCTATTTTAATTATTCATACCAATACACTACTAAATAAGTTCCCTCTTCTGTCATTCCTTCAAAATAGAATCTGAAACTTTCATCTGCTTTCTGTTCTGCTGCTGTCCAATCAATCGCTTCTTGCTTTGAATTACAACCTCTATACTTAAAATCATGCATTTCTTTTTTCCCCCGCGCTCTGCGCCTCTAATTTGTAAAGTTTAACCTTACTCTATTATTATATCAAACATAAACCATATTGTAAAGAAATATTTTTCAAAATATAAATGAATAAACCTAAATAAACTCAACCCCTATTCTGCAATGTACTTCCAGGCTCCTAGCTGCCATTTAAGGCTTCATATTATAGCTGCTTGCTTAATATCTCTCTTATCTGCATTTCTATCTTAGTTGTGAGCACCGCATCCTGAAAATACCCCATCTTTAAAAATATATCCGGAGAATTAAAAGGCGTTGCCACCTTAGCACTCATTTCTTTTATATTTACCAGATAGAAAGTAGAATCACGCTTTACTAAGAATTGGTAGTCACCTCTCTGAGCTAATATTTTTATATTCATTATTTCACCTCCTATACATAATTTGTTTATATACTATCTTTATATACTATATACTACTGTTTGTTATTATATACCAAAAGCTGCAATTTGTAAACCTAAATTATTAACTCAATATCTCTTGCATAGCACCACCTACAATCTCCCTTAGCCTTATACCCATTTTCTTTGCTATCTCTTTTATTTTGGTGGTAGGTTTATGTCCGCTGGTAAATGTAATTTCATCTACATCGTCTAGCGTTAATCCCCCATGGTACTGCGCTTCCATATAGCTTATACTCGAAGTATTGCAAACCATTCCGGGAGTAACCTCACTAACATTACTTATTTTATGCTGAGACTTTAACTCCTTCATAGTAAGGTCTTCTGCTGCATACCTTCTTACATTAACCACTTCGACCTTCTCTAAAGATGAAGCAACATAGGAACCACTCATACCTGGCCCCAAGCTATCATCCATAGTAAATGTAGTTCTCCTCCTTACATCACTCTTGAACTTTACAACTATATCTCCATAATGGTTCATACCCCTATTAGCTTTCATGTCTTTAAGAACATCCTTCTCACCTAAATAACCATAGAATTCATATTGCGTAATATCTGTTGTTTTTGTATCTGTTCCAAATAAATTCTTGCTAGCTTCCTTCCTAGATGATTGGTTAAGTGAACCTTTAGAAGTATTGGTTTCAAACTGATTTTTAAACTTATTATCATCAAATATCTTAGTAAGTATCTTAGTATCGGGAACCCTTGAGTAAGTATTGGCATTATTAACTACAGTTTGCAGTATCATTTTCAATTCATCTTTATTGCCAATATCCTTATACCTACTATCTTTCATAAATTCTTTTATTGTAAGGTCAAGATGTTTAAGAGTAGGTATCTGACTAATATCGAATGGCTTAGGCTCCCCCTTCTTTCTAAATTTCCACCCTAAGCTCTGCATTGGCTCTGCTGCTTTCAAAAAGGCTCCTGTATATTTACCAGTTACTACTATCTCTTCCAATGCACCTTTAGGAATCCAGAGCTTCCCACCAAATGTTCTAAAATCTTCCACCTCAAAAAACTCTTGTACTTTAGTAACTAACAAACGATTAGGTGAGGAGAATTCTAAATCCTTACCTGCATCCATTGCCACCTTAGCTGCTTCTCTAAATGCATTAAACTTAGAATCGGCTAACTCATCATTATCGAGAAAACGAGCTTTCAACATACTCGGACTACTTGTATCAATAGCTGTTATACCAAATAGTTTATTAGTAGTCTTGCCCCTATATTCTATAAAAGAATTAGGAACCGCATCTAACTCCATGTCAATTAACACTTCTCTGATTTTAGCGTCTTTAAAATCATCAAGAACAGAGCCCGCTCGAATATCCTCAAACGTTTTAGCTTCTCCGGGAAATATTTTACCCTCAGGCTTTAAAACAGCGACGGGAGTTGGAGGCTTCTTATCAAACTTCTTCACACTCTTAATTTTGTGCTTAGGCGGAGCTTCATATTTAAATGGCTTCACTATGCTATCAATTGCACCCCTTGAACTTATTCCTACTCTTGAACTTATATTTTCCCTTGCATACTTGCGCTTTAAGTTATATAACTCAACCAATTTCCTTTGTTCAGCTTGCCAATGGCGAATCTTAATGTTTGCTCTAGCTTTTGCAGCTGGGTCCATTGCTACCGCTTCTACTCGCTTCCATTGGCGAATATGTCGTTCAATTGAGCGCTGTTTCTGAGTAGCTCTATAGAGAAGAGCATCATTAAAGCGCTCGTGCCTATGGTCAACTAGCTCGCTCTCAAGCTCTTCCATCTCTGGGAAATATGCTGTTACTGTATGCTTGCAATTTGGGTGAAATAAACCTTCTGCCCTTGCATCCTGAAGCGCTGTATATTTACTATCTTTACCACTAATACTTAATACTTTTCCTTGCCACCTAGCACATATAGGACATGTTGTACCAATACTGCTCACCATAACTAAATCATTACCCATATCTGCTTGCCTATCAATATGCCCTTGTAAAGCAGCATGTGCAGTGGTTGTTCGCACAGCCATCTCTAAATAGCTAGCCATCTCCCATTTCCTACCTGCTTTATCTACAAAGCCCGTAATTCCTCTTGCTGCTAACCTATTTAATGCATCTTGCGCTACTGCTTGCCTAGTCTCTACACCTACTAAAGCGTTTAAGCTCACATCCGATACAATCTGCCTATACACATCCAAGCTATCTCTTAGTATCTGCACGCTTGTACCATCTATTAGGTTATTAGCTTCTAGCACTGCCCTCTGAACATGATATGGTATCTTATAAGTGAATACAGTGCTAGGAATACCATGGTCCAATTCAGCTGAGCGCAAACCTTTAGTATATGAGCTTAATATACCTTTTGACATTTTAGCTTTTGCTACTAGAGCTGCACTCTTCATTGTACTACCTAAATCTTTTCTAGTAGCTGTTAGCTGCTGGGCTCGTTCTTCATAATAACCTTGCTCAGTAATCCCACGCTTAATTCTGCTTGCTACCTTAGCTAACATCTTTGCTTCTGCATCTGAATAAAGTGCAAACACCTCATTAATTAACTTTTGGTTAAGGTCTGTACTTATTGCCATTATTTTTCACCTACACTCTTTGTTCCTTTGTTTGCTTTTGATTTGGCTTCGGCATCTTTCTTTTCCTCATCTAACTCAAAAGTATCTAAATTCATACCATCCGGATTGCTCATTTCACCAATACCATTTTCTTTATTAATTGCTTCTGCCTCTTTCTTTATCTGCTCCTCATCCCATTCAGGGTGTATCAATCTTACCTTTGTTTCTGTGCTTGCTGCAATTGCATCACTAATCATTTTTACAGCAGAGGAAACCTCACTTAATGAATTAGTTAAACCATCACTAAAGCTTATATTCACTTCACTATCAAGCTCTACCTTACCTTTAAGATTTGTTTTATATATTACCAGCATTAAATATATTATTTGCTTTAAAGCTGAACCCCAATAGTTCTGCTTCTTATTTCTTGTAGCTATTGATTTACGCTCTCTTATGTTTAACGCTGTTCCGCTCTCAGCACTGCCTTGAATATTTAAACCAAAGCTCTGAGGACTATATCCAGCTGAGGTAACTATACGCTCTAAGAAATTAAGCGCTGACTTCTCATATTGGTCTGCTTTTATTTCAAATTGCTGCAATGTAACTCTACTACCCGAGCCTTCAGATATAGGGTCTATGTCCATCTGTACATAAATCATTTCATCATAGTTATAATGTTTTTTACCATCTTTCTTAGCTAAATATGATTCCGGCACTATTACCCTTGGTTGCGCTAGCACTATGTTTCTCACCCAATTGCTGTATATTTCATCTAAACTATCCATCATGCCTTCTATTCCACTATAATCTGAGCGCCCTATATAACTATTACGATTTAACCTATTAGGAAGCATATTGGGCACATACACCGCTAGCAGCTCATTCAAAGGCGTAACAACCTCTGCAATTAACTCTTTTGTTTCATCTATTGCACCTAAATCTACTACATACCCTAAATTGCTTCCAGTACCAAAGTATAAAGTATTAATAATCTTACCAAACTCATACCTTTCTAGCAGCCTATAAACCTTATCTGATTCATTACTACTTGCTTTATATTCTGTCCAGAAAGTAACCGCACATAACACCCCAAACTTAAATTCTGGGATTGCCCTATCAGCTTGCATTACTACAGGCAGAGGAAACTCACTAAGTTCATCATCCCAACAAATCTTTATATATACTCCACCCATTGCACTTGCGCTTTCAGCTGCTTCAATTATCTTTCTAAAGAAGTTTACCGAGCTGTCCATTAGCATCTTATCGAGTACCTCCTGCGTTCCCTTATATCTCGATATGCCTTCTTTTTGCGCTTGCGCTATTCTAATTATTGGGCTCTCAGAAAAGAGTAAATTAGCGCTGGTTTCGGCAATATCTCCAGCTACATTAACATGTGCAAATATTTCACCTTGATTCTTTAATTGTCTGCCCCAGAAGTTTTCATTGTGAAGCGGATATGATAGTCCTAGGTTATTTACATTTGAATACAAACTATAATAATTTGCTAATATTTCTGCATCACCTGTATACCATGCACTATGCTCTGACATCTTCCACTCTAGTATTCCCATTGGGGGCCACTGCATCTTTTCTTTTATTGCTGCCATTATAATTCTACCTCCTCTATCATAATATTATTTGGGTACTCTACTGCTAACATATTTAAACTTATTTCACATGCCTTAAGTATTGCATATCTTATTACTTGCTCAAATGTTGGTAAGTTTAAGTCCCTCACCTCTACATAAGAATTACCTACTTCCATTATTCCTTTAACATCTCTTGCTCCTATAAGCTCAATCAAGCTATAATACGCGTTCTGTATAGTAATGCTCACTGCACAGCATACTAAATCTGGACATCCCTTTGCTGCATAATCAGCATGTCCTATTACATCTACTCTCTGAATAATATCCTTCATCTTTACTATCTTAATTTTAATCACTTACTTACTCCCTTCACATAAAGAAAAAGGAACCGATTGGCTCCTCTAATTTAATCTTTTATTTATTTCTTTAAGAATACTTTTATTTGCTTCTCTTCCGCATCTAATTGTTTTAATTGTTTTAAAGTTAAAGGCTTCAAAGTTCTCATATCTAATTTGGTCATTATCTGATGTTGTATATCAAATAACTTCGCCCATTTCCTCGCTAGCTTATTTGAATACTTTATACAAAATTTATTCTGTACTTCAGTAAGCTCAAAACCTACATCATTCAATGCTTGACAGCAACCAAATAAATCTTTTTCAAGTAAATGTTTTTTCATTTCTCTACCTCCCAATACTTCAGTAACTCTTCTTCATGAATATCGAATTCGTCTGTTGCATTTGAAGTAACTACCATACTTCCTGACATTCTCAAGAATACTCTTTCCTCTTTACCATTTACTATAACATCTCCAGCTTTTAAGTGAATAAACTCTGCATGTTTCATTTTGTACCTCTTCCTGCGCTCGGCGCTGTCTATTAATTACTATTTAATAGTATCATACCATAATTAATATGTAAAGAAGTATTTATGCTGCTTTCTGCTTATGCACTATTATTCTCTGCCACGTTATTCTAGTTCCATTAATTACATACCTTAATCCATCCAATGCATGGTCAAATTGTTTTATAGGAATATCTTCACCACGCTTCTGAGCTTTTGGGTCCCAGCTATATGCACCAAACTCTTTTATAGTATTTTCACAACAACTAAGAATACGCAACATATCATTATCTATTATAGAACTAATTAACTCTATACCTCTAAGAACTTCATTATTCGCCTGCTTTAATCCTTTAACGCCTTCTTCAAATAGTTGTAGCATAAAGCCTTTAGCAGAGGGGTCAATAAATATATCATCATACCTTACTGGCATTCCTTCTACACCACACTTAATTAACCATAACTTAAAGTCTTTTGAATACTTGCTAGGAGACTTCTGTTCTTGAGAGCTTCTACCTTCATGGTAATACTCACTTAATATATAAAGTTTATCATCACTACCTAAACCTATTAAAAGAAATACAGTTGCATTACTCTGTCCATAATCTACACCTATCCATTTCTTTCTTATTACTACATTCAATGGCACTATACGAACTATCATATGATTTCTAAACATACTATAAATAATACCTTCTGCTACTACCCATAAACCGAGTATAAACCTATCATAAAATACTCCACCGAACATCCTCTTATATCTTGCTTTTACCTTCTCAGATAGTGATGGATTATCGTCTAATTCAAAATGTATTCTAATAGCATTCTTACTTAATAGTTGGTCAATCCATTCTAATTTAAACCAATGAAAAGGTCCATCTGGATTGCAATTAAACCACAACTTAGCACCTTCTACTGAACATCTTGCTACTGCTTGATTAACAAAAGACTGAGGCATCAATACAACCTCATCAAAAAAGAACCCAGCAGAAGTAAAACCTTGCACTAAGTCTTGTGACCTTTCATCCTTACCACCAAATATAAAGAATAAATTACTAACACCTTTCCTACTAATCTCTAAGTAATTCTCACTACGATGGTCAAACACTTTATAACCACGTAACCGAAGTAACAACTTTAATACTAATATAACATTTCTTCTAAATGAACCTATTGTCTTTCCAGCCATTCCGAATTGTTGGTTAGAAAAGGTAAACATCGACCATAGAACAAACGAGAGGGACATTATTATGGTTTTCCCCGCCCTAACGCTCCCATCACAAATAATAGCGTCCTTATTACAATACTTACTTTCTGGTAACCACCAAGTTAATACCTGCTTCTGCTTTAAACTAAATGCTTTATATACAAATGATTTAATTTGATTAACCATATACTATACACCTCTACGCTTAGGCCACTTGTTTATATAATATACCTTAAATCCTCTATTCTGATACTTAACTACTGCAGCTCTCAGAACCTCATTACTATCAGATATTTCTCTCTTCATTTCTATTATTCCATCTTTCTCTACTGCATATATTGCATACTGTTTTTCTTCTTTATATTTATCCCTTGCAGTCTCTAAGCAAGCTACGGTTAATGGTTCTGCTATCTCATAAACATTACCATTTACTATTAGTTTTTTAGTCAATAACATTATTCTTCCTCCCCATCTTCCACCTCAGCTAATTCCCATACTTCCTTTACTGAACCTTTAAGCGCTTCAATGAATCCATCATCTTGTTCCTCATCCTCAAACTGCCCAGCTTTCTTTTTTTCAATCTCTACTCTTTGTCTCATAAGCTCCAGTTTCTGCTCTTCTATCTTTTGACGCCAATCTCTAGGCATTACATCAAAGTACCGCTCTAGTCTATCGAAGGCGACTAACTTATCATACAACTCTATTGTAACACCATCTTTACCTTGTCTTACTGTTTTTATTAGCTGTCCGTCAATATCTGAACCATTATATAACTTAATTCTGTTATTCTCAATTTTAACAAAATCCGTCATATCACTAAATGCTATACGCATATATTTCTCCACAATATCCATTGCGGTAATATTGCAGCGTTTACTAACCTTTAACTTTAACCAGCAAATATATTTATTTACTTTCGGTTTGTTTCTGAGCTTATATCCTACTAAATTCGCTGTAGTGCCTTTGTACCCAGCCTTTACTGCTGACATCTTAACATTGTAACTTCCCATAAAATACTCACAGAAGAGAATCTCCTTATCACTAAGCCCTTCCGAAGCCTCATCCCTCCCCATATCCAGCAGCTCTTCCTCTGACTCTTGGGTATATATCTTTCTTTTAACTGTGGGCAACAATTACACCTCCTTTAATTTTATTTTATAACGAGCAAAAGCGCCCATTTCTGAGCGCTCGCATTCTAGCCAATAAGTTCTGTATCTTATTGCAGTTTATTACATTCCCTTATTTAAAGCGCTGCACCGCTGCTAAATCATTCGTTCATTTTCTTTCTAAGTCTTTCCTTTGCAAACTGCTTCTTTATAGCTAACTTTGATTCGGATTGCTTTAAATAAGCTGTCATATTACAAGCATCACAATTAAATTGCTGATTCATATAAAACAAACTATGGAACTCTTTACACCTTTCACATGTGCTATGCCTGAAGTTCTTTTCATCTAGCATAACAAAGAGTTCTAAACGGAAGGATGGCAAATCTGTATTTTTAATTCTAACTACATGCCAATATACATCACTGATTTCATCCCCATTTATAATGTTCTCCGCAACCCAAATACAAGCTTTTAAGTACGCTTGCTTCTTGGTTTCATCTGAAAACTCTTTTGCAAAAAACTTAGTAATTATTTCCACTATTCTTCACCCCCAAAGAGTTGCTTGTTTACTACCTCTTTCTCCATCTTATTAATCAATCTGCTAGCCTTATCCTTGGTATATATAGCTACTTCTTTGGGAATATCTATTACTAACATTTCGCACAATATATCAATCTTTCTGACTTGCCTATTGGTTATTTGTAACTTAGTTCCCAGTTTGCACTCACGATTCCTGCAGAAACCGCTACTCAATTTTAAGCTCTGGCATATTGGGCAATATTTGACCTTAGTATCCATTCTGAGCTTTCCTTTCATCTTATATATTCTTATGCTATCTTAGCACTAATTTTCAATCCTAAGCCAACAGGCGCTTAATCTTAGCTACTTCTTTCACTGCTTGTTCATCGCACATGTTATTCCATACATTATCTGAATGCCCTTTGACCTTAATTAACCTTACTTCTGCTTGCTTTAATGAAACCAGCAGTTTCTTCCACAAATCTTGATTCTTTACCTCTTTACCTTGAACAGTCAACCAACCATTGTTTTTCCACTTCTTTAACCAGCCCTTGCTTACTGCGTTCACTACATAAGCGCTATCGCTATGTACTTCAATCTTATCATAATCTAAGCTGAGCGCTAACTTTAAAGCTTCTATAGCTGCCTTAAGCTCCATTCTGTTGCTTGTAGTATCTTTCTCGTTTCCGCTAATCATCTGATTATGCTCTGGCAGCATCAATAAGCTTGCCCAACCCCCTGGCCCTGGATTGCCACTGCAAGCGCCATCAGTATATATTCTAAGCTTCATCTATTGACCTCCCTTAAGGTAATTCTTTATATAATCATACTCAAATATCGCTACCTTAGCTAGTCCTTCTTTTAGACACAAAGCATATATTGTTCCCAGCATTGCATTGTTTTCTGAGTGCTTAATCATAATACTAAAATGAGGAAACTTGCTGTTCTTTGAACAAAATATGTAGCCAACCATAATAGGATACTTATCTTGCATCTTCTTTATCGCACCCTCTAACATTGTTGCATCAAGACTTTCTAAGTCACTATTTTTGAAGAATGGTAAACTTAATGCTGCTTTGTAAACCAGCGTTTCATTCTCCTTCTTTGAGCAATCTAGCCCAATAACCTCAATGATTTTCAATCACTTTACCTCCCAATAATTATAAAATAATATAAGAATAGGGAAGGGCTATTAACCCCTCCCATTATTCTGCACTGAACCTATACGTCCCAATCCTCATCATCATCTTTTTTCTTTTTCTTCTTTGGCTCTTCTTTTTTACCTTTTTTAGGTTTTTCCTCTTCCTCTTCTTCCTCTTCTTCGTCCTCTTCCTCTTCTTCTACTTTTTTAGACTTCTTAACGGGTTTCTTTGGCTCTTCTTTCTTACCCTTCTTAGGTTTTTCCTCTTCCTCATCATCTTCATCGTCGTCCTCTTCATCTTTAGACTTCTTTGAAGGCTTTTTATCTGCTTTCTTTTCTACTGCTTCTTTCTTGCCTTTCTTAGGAGCTTCCTCTTCCTCATCTTCATCTTCTGAATCTTCTGCTTCCGCTTTTGCTTCACCCTTCAACATGATTTCCAGCTTACGCATGGTCATCCATTCAGGCATATTAGTAAGCATAGCTTCCATACCTGATTCAGTAGTTACTGCGAGTGCAGATAAAGGAAACCTTCTTGTTACATCAGCCACATCTGCCATACTTACCTTTTTCCCTTTTACATAATCTCTTACTAATTTTACTGCTGCTGCTGCTGTCCAATTCGTAGCCATAATTTTTCTCCTCTGCCCTTTGGGCTTTCCAATTTTATTTTGTTGTCAAAGTTCTCTCAGCTTGGAATACAAATTACTCTGCATCAAGCTACGCTAAATTTATCTTGTAAAGTTCTTACTGTCTTATTATATATCAAGGAAATATAATTGTAAATAGCTTTTTAAAATCTTTTTTACTATAATTTCCCGATTGCTAAGTTTAATGCGTCCCTAAGCTCATGCAGTCCATCCTCTGTTCCTACATGAATAGCTCCCTTAACAAATATCTCAATTTGCTTACTGCCATTCATAACCAATAGCTGCTGAGCTATTGTAAATCCACCATCCGATTCGTTAGCTGATATTATAACCCGCTTGTTTGGCTCCAGTTTAGCTCTTGATAACTCCCTATATTTCTTTGCCATAATTTACTCATCCTCTCCCTCAACATCGCTTACATCATCTACAGTAGCCTTAAAGCGCACCTTGAATAATTGACCCACTAAGCAGTTCAAATTATCACTTTCCACATAGTCTAGCATTCCATTAAACTTCATTATACCTTGTCCATCATGGTCAATCTTAAACTCATTCAACATAAAGGAACCTAAGCTGAATGATTTTTGTGCCTCAATCTTTACTATAATTTCTATGTTCTCGTTCAATAGCTGAATAAGCTTTATATAATTAGGAAGCTCACCATATACAAATACTAATCCTAAGTTTACAGACTTATTATTTCTTATGCTATGCCCATTATAAGCAGCTACACTTTTTATTGCAATCTCTTTACTCACTTTTTCCACCTCTTCTCTTGTTCCTTCCAAAACTTATCTCTCGATTTTGGAGAGGACTTAATCGCATCTTGTTTTGGAGCTTGCTCTGATTCACAAATCACTATACTTTCTACTATTTCACACCTTCCACATTCCATATATTCTGCTACGCTTGGAAGGTCACTAGGTCTTACTAATACAAAAACCTCATCTGTTTGCAAGAATTGCACCATAAATAATGGTACCTTATGTGCTACAATTGCATTATACTCTAAGGTATGTATGTCCTTTAACTTCACTGATATGCTGCTAGCGTCTGTACTTTTAAGCTGAGCTATTAAAAAATCATTCTGACCATCTTCCTTTTCAATCCACCCACTACCAGAATTGGCTGTAGGTCTTAATCCAAATTTGCACATCACTTGCGCTTCATTATCCCTATAGAACTTAAAACTACGCTTTATAGTATCCACTTTTGCCCCCTAAACAAACAAATAGGCGGAGAGATATTTCCCACCACCTATAAACTATATTGTACCTTACTTGCTATTGGACAAAGCTGCTTTTACACCTTCCCAATCTTCTGCACTAACCTTATGTATTTCCTCTTCACCCTCAAATTGTATTGAGACTTTAACTCTAGCTATCTGCCTTGGTGTCTCAATTGCTACTGCCCTGTCGCACTCTTTGCAAAACCCAGCTTTTAACATATCATAGAAAGTTGGCAACTCTTCTCTTATCACCCCAATGAACTCATTCAATTCCCTTAAGGTAACTGCTAATGGATTAACGTTGCATAGTTTTGCTTCTTTTAAGCTATCAAACTCTAACATTAATATTCCTCCTTTTAATTTTTACTTTTATATTATGAAACAACCCTTAGCGGTTAACAACCGCATACTAAATTACTTTTACAGCCTATTTCCTTTCCGCTCCAGCAAGCTTATTGTATCATTTTTTTGCGTATTTGTCAAGCCGAGTTTGTAGCTACCTCCAGCCCCTCTTACATTGATTAATCACGCTTCGAGCAACATATAACATATGCTCTTTCTGAGCTTTTGTAAGCTTACTAAATAAATCAAAACCTGTGTTACCATCAAAATCTTTAAATACTTCATTCCACCTTGACTTTGTATATGATTTAGGCCATCTAGCTTTGTATTTTATAAGTTGTGCTGAGTTAGCATCAAACATTTTGTCTGATACAACATTTTCGCTGAGCTCGTAGTATATAATACTATTCACCAAAATCCAGTACTGCAAGGTACTAATTTTTTCAAGCTTTCCCATGTAAGGGTTTTTGAATCTCATTCCATTCCTCCCACTCAAGCGCTTCTAATATACAGCGCATACATGGTGTATCTTTTCCCTGATTCCTTTGCATATCATTTACTACTGCACCACATTTGATACACATAAAGTTCTTTTGGGGGTCACTCATTTTTTCACCTCTACTAAATTCCAAGGATAAGTAAATATAATTCCAAATTCAGTCTTAATCTGAATGGCATCGTCCGCATCATTAAACCCTACTATTTCAGCTTCACAATTTAATACGGTGGACCAATATTTATTTCCAATACGCATTATTTCCTTCATCACTTCACCTTCTCTCTGTAAGAGTTTTTGAATCTTCCTCTGCTACTTCACTTCTTATTCAACCAACTTAATAATCTGTTTAACCTTTTATCAATAACTTTAGCAATCTTATCAGCTAGCAACTCTCGTTTTAATTTCGGCTTATTTGCTTCAAAACAATCAACAACTTTCTTACTCTTCCACGCAACTAAGCACATTTTATCCCACTTGCAATCTTTACATTTGCGAACTTCTACCATCTTCATCCCTCCCTCCTTTAAGCTCCCATTCGGCTTCTTTTTGCTCACCGATTCCCTTTGAATATCTTATTATATTTTATGGGAGCTTAAAGCAAGGAAGGAGCTTTTTAGGCTCCTGGGCGCTACCTACATTGCTAGCACCTTCATTGCTAAGTGATATTTGCTGCTCTTGAAGCTTTTGAAAGTTCTTAGAGTATCAATGTCCATTCCCTTGAATACCACCATCTGGAGAACTTCATCAAGCTTAATCTTGCCTTCAAGTTTAGTTATCATTGTGATGCACCTATATGAGAAAGTGGCTCTAATTCCTTGAGCTGTTGCTTGGGACCTTAATTCTCTTATGAAGTCTACCAACTCTACATTTCCTTTTGCGAGGAAAAGTTCAATGTTCCTATCATAATCAAATTTAACAACCGCGAATCTATCAAGAGTTGCTTGGTCAAGAACCATTCTACCTGTATAATTTTCGTCTGCACCATTTCCGAATGTATTGCCAGCGCTTACTACTCTAAATTCTTCATTGCAATATACTTTACCATTTGGAAATTCAAAGTACCCATTGGCTATTGCTGCATTTAGAAGAACAAGAACCTCAGGTATACTTGCGTCCATTTCATCTAAGAAGAATAATCCACCATTATTGAATGCTTTGTAAAATTCTGTTTCATGGTATGTTCCGCCTGCATCTATAAAACCTGTAAGCTTGAACTCTTGCTGAATGCTGTTTGTGAAGTAGAAGTCCATGTCTAAATCTTTAGCTATCATTTCAAGTACATGGTTCTTACCGCTGCCAGCAGGCCCTACAAGGTATACCGGAATATTCTCTTGTATCATCTGCAATAGTAGGTCATATTTCTCATGCTTCACCATTGTAGGAACCTTTACTGCTACCGGAGCTTTAGGAGCTACAGGTAAAGGCATCTTCTTAGCTTCCATTTCATCTTTAATACTATCAGCTATTCCCTTACGGCTATCATGCATTTTAACTTCTTCTATATTATAAGTATTGTGGTTATCTTCACACCATTCAAAAGTATAATCCACATTATCTATTCTAAAAGCAGGTTTACCACTTGCAGCTGTAAAAATCTTTCTTATGGTCCATTTTAATGCTCCTTCTTTTCTTACCGCTACTGAACCTGCTGCTTTTACGCTTTTTACCACTTCATAAGTATTTCTCATTTTTTTGCTCCTCTCGCATCGGCGAACTAAATTTATTTAACTAAATCTTACTATACTATTATATACTAAGTAAACTAGTTTGTAAACATATTTTTTACGTTTTTACTAAAGTTCTTACAGAACCGTTCGTAGCGCTCTCTATCTTCCAAACGCTTCACAGAATCAAGTTCTGATATGCTCTGAATCAAACTACTATAATCAAGTTTAGATATACGCTTATTTATTGTAGTTTTACTTAAATCAACTATTAGTTTGTTCTGCTTCCAGAACTCTAAAATATCCCTTTGTTCACTGAATGCATTATCTAATACGCACCTACTATCTATTAAAGGAATACAACGCCTAGAGATACATTCATAAAATCTTTGTATACTAAACTCTTTCTTATTGTTTGCTGGTACCACATAGCTGAACTTAGCTCTGTTTACTTCTTTAAAGTATTCATTCTGTGGTATAACATCATTCCTTCCACCATTCCAAAATCTATCGTTGGCATAAATCTTAAATTTGGAGTTCTCAGCTATTCCATTATACAAACTATCGTGCAGGTATTTCCTTCCGATATAAGTAATTGTATATCCAAAAACAAAGTCCATATCCTTTTCTACCGCAGCAATCTCTTTTCTATAGATATACATATCATAAATAGGTAAGAACTTTACTCCCAATTCTTTCTGCTTATATACTCCAAATCTACCAACCTTACAATTTCCTGCATAAATCTCTTCCAAATTAGGCTCTAGCCAATCAACTATAAATTGGATTGTAGGAATTGCATACTTTCTGCTTATATAATAGAACGGATATGTTTGCCTATATTTTGTAAGCATACTATTAAAAGTAACTTTGAGTTCTTCACCACTATAAAATGTTTCAAACGATTCACGCATTTGTTTTGTAGGTGAAATGGAGTAAGCATAAAATAAAACTAAATCATAATCTGAACCTAGAACTCTTTTAATCTTAACATTATCTACCTTCCACATTTGCTTGTTAGCTGCTTTACTTATAATCTTATCTAGCAATAATACCTTAACCCCTGCAGCTACTAGGCGGCTTATGAATCCATGTTCTTCATATTGCTTATATTTCTTAGCTTGACATATTACAAACGTAATTTCATTATATTTTGCTAGCCTGAGGATAAAGTATATATAAGCTCTCACAATCTCAATTTGCACATCCATAAGATGCAGTGGTATTGTAGCCAAAATCTTCATCTTCTATTCACTCCTTTTACTTTATATTCAAAAAGGAGCCTTTCGGCTCCCTTCGTTTCAATTGCTACTACTTTAAACCTTTTTGAATTCTCTCCACCTCGAGTTTTACATCTGGTATAAAGCTGTTTAGGAAATACTCATCTTTCTTTAGGTAAGGTTTCATTTGGTCGTAAGTTTTCATTGGGGAACCATATCCATATTTCCAATCACTTTGTTTAATATAATCATTTACCTCAATTGCCCTAAACATTAACCTTCTCAGCATATCAGGGTGTACCATTGCGAATGCTAACTTGCTAATGTTTGTGCGCTCACTTGCTTGCTTAATTTTTATTTTGTGAATCATTCCCTCATTTTGAACGAATCCACCAAACATTATTTCCAAATTCACTCTAATACCTTTTTCCTCTATTGCTTTTACTATTTGTAATGCTTTAATGCTATTATCAATTATTTCTTGTTCGCTTGTACCTGAATTGTAGCTGATGTTCTTTATTATTGTAATTACTTTTGCTCTCTGAATTACCTTCTTGCTATTAACCATATTGGTTGGAATGTTTTGTAGGTACCTTGGTACATTTGCTTGAAATCCACCTACATCATAGTAATTCCTGCTTACTGCTTTTGCTCCAAATTGATTCTCAGACACCTTTAAAATTTGAGTTAGCTTCTTGGCCATATCTTCCCAGCCGTTCTTAGCTAAGTCCTGCGCTTCATCATAAGTTTTTGTTTTATTAAATCCATAGTAGTAATCTGTGCTGCTTAATTTCCCCCACCTAAATATTTCATTCAGTGCTGTTTCTGCTAAGTACTTCTGAAATTCTCCCATACTATCAAAGTGCTTTGTTGCTGTTATTCTGCTACCATCTCTTATTCTACTCTCCACCATAACTAATACCTCTGCTTCCTAGCAAACTATATTTTATATTACCAATTGCTTAACCTAGTATAATTATATCATGCTATGGTGTAATAGTAAACATATATTTATAATAGTTATATTATTACTATATATAGTAGTAGTATATTATATATATAAGGGTGGTGTGGCTTGCTTTTGCTTGCTTCCAGCTTTTATATTTGCACGGTTCTTTTGCGCTTTATTCCAGTTTTTATTTGTATGTAGCACATTCGGAATATGGGATAGTATTTGCCGTTCTAAAACCCTATTACACAAACCAATCTCTTCACGCATCTTTACCTTTACAATTCCCAAATCTGCTTTCCACCTAACATATTTATCGCATCCATTGTGGCAGCCTAGGGTTCTTTCTGAGCAATTATAACATGGGCATTTATCATTAAGCATACATACCTCCTTTGCGCATAAAAAAGGCGCTTTTCAGCGCCCCAGGATATGCTTGCAAATCAAAAGCTTTCGACCTTCTTATATATGCGCTTTAAATTGCTATTTTGCTTCTTAAACTCGCGCATTATGTGGGCCTTGAGCTTCTGAATTACAGCATTTAAGTCGGGCTTGTTCTCTCTTATAAAAGGAATATACATAAGCGCTTCAAATTGCCAAAATGGATTAACAACATTACCGCCTTGCATATACCATTGCGTGAATAGCGGTTTGCGTATATCTGATTTAAGTACCTTCCTTGCAATATTGTTCTCAGCTAAATAATATATTTGCTTAGTTTGTTTCTCCACCATTACTACGAAATGTTTCTCTATTATACCATCCTCTTCACCATTAAATATCTTTACCACTAACATACCTTGCATACCAGCACCTCCAAGAAATATTTTATTAGTTCTATATTATAATATTTCCCAAAGCTTGTATATTATTCCTCTAAATTTAGGTGCCTTAATTTTCTAGGTACAAAGGCATATAAAGCAATACATCCACTATCTGCTGCATCATCATCCCACTTTACTTCACCTTTCTTATTAAGTGATTTAATAGAAGAGGTAAACCCAAGCTTACATATATGCTTAATTGTGGGCATTTTATTATCCCCATCAATACCCTTAGTTGTTCCTACTACTTTGCTCTTCCAAGCTCTAGTATCTGCACTAAATACCTTTATGCCCTGCTTCCTAGCAGTATCTACTATTGTACCAACCAAAGCTCCAGTACACTTCATATAGGTTATGCTGAGAACTCCACCTCTGTGCATTCTAATACGCTCTGTAATTATTATTAGCTTCTCAGCTTTTGGAATCAAATTTGTAAGTAGCTGCTCAATGATTCCACCTAACATAATTCTTTTATCTGACTTGCATATGCAACCTTTAAAGTTTGTTGACCTAACCTTAAGTAACTTACCATCTGCTGCAATACTTATCCCTGTTTTTGTGTAGCTTTGGTCAATTCCTATAGAAATTACTTTGTACATATAAATACCATACACCTACAACACTCTTCAAACGCCATTCCAAATAAGTTATTTACCATTGCTCCGAGCTTAGTATTCTTTATGAGTTTCCTGTATACATAATTTACCTCACCTTTTCCACTCAGAATAGATTTTAGTTTCTTAGCATCTGGGAAACAGCCAACCTCATTCTCAATAGTAAAGTCACCTAGCACCTTGCGCATTTCTGCTAGCGTGTACTCATAAGTATGGTCATTAGGATAGTACATATCTTCCTTCTTAAAATGAATTGGAGTACTCAATATCAGCTTACCATTAGGTTTCAATAGCTTACCTATATTTACCATAAAGCTCCCTACTTTACCTTCTGGTATATGTTCAATAACCTCCATTGCGGATATTATATCAAATTTACCATGTTTCTTAAATAGCTGCTTACAAAAGGTGCCCTCACAAATATCCCCATTTTCAGAATATACCAATTTCTGCTGAGCTTGCGTAAGGTAATCTAGCCCATCCAAAATACCTGCTCTAATATCCACCCCTACATATCTCAACCGCTTTGTATTAAAATCCCTAGCCATGGATTGCTGCATCTTAAGTAGGTTACCATTGCTACACCCAATATCTAAAACATTCAGCTCATTATCCTCTGCTTCTTGTGCATTTATATACTTTGTAGCAATCAACATACGAATTACAAAAGCTAAACTAGCACTACTACTCCATAAATTCTTGCCATCCAAAGTTCCCTCTGCTCCATCTTTTGCATAGCTTCCATTAATTATTTCTGCTTTTTTATCATTCATAACTTTATCCTCCCTACACCACAATTAAAGCAGGCATCACGCATATCACATTTTTGCGCTCTTTTGCAATCTCTACTGCTGCATATACCTTTTACCATCTTACCTTCTTCCAATACCCTACGCTTATAAAACCTAATAGCTTCTAAGCGCTCAACATAATCCTCAACCTCAGTAGCATCATACTTTTGCATAAATATTTTAAAATCTTGCGTATTCTTGTCCTCCACCAATACAAAGCCCTTATGTATACCAGTCAAGTGCATATACATCATGAGCTGCTTCTTGCCGCTAGGGTGGCTAGTACAATGCTTAAATTGGAAGGTGTTCATGGACTTTATCTCTACTACCTGCTGTTCACCCATAAAATCAATTATTGCATCGGGTGTATAGCTTAACTCATAGCGCTTATTAAATCGGCTTCGGTCCATATCCCTAGCGGCTCCCAGTTCGCCCCTAATGAATAACCTTTGCCACTTCTCATGAATATAATTGCCCTCTTCAAATATACGTTTAAGGCCACTTGGTATATTACTGGATTGAATTCGCTTATATAGCAAGCTAAGTACTTGTTCCCTATAGCAGAAATCCCCTTCACCTACAATAATTGCGCTTGCATGTAGTCCAGCTCTTTCTGCATTAAACCCATTCTTAGTAAGTAAATTATAAATTAGTTTTGATTCTTCCTCAGAGTTTGGCTTTAAGAAGAATAGCTTATTAAACTTTTGTTCTAGCATTAAATTAACCGTGCTTAAACCTTTACCGTGCGCTTCTGCTTTAATGCTATCTCTCAGACTACTCATCGTCTTCCTCCTCTTCTATAGCTTTTTTGCTAATTCCTCTGGACTTCATAATTTCCTTTCGTATGCTAGCCATTTGGTCAAAGGATACAAAACCCCTATCAAAAAATAATGGTATTTCTGCTTCCATCATTGGATTGCAAACCTTTGATTTAATTACTTTAAGCTTCATAATCATACCAATCTTTTCACTCTCCGCAGAACTATTTATATTCTTATTTGGAATATCAATCCAAGCCCTGCGTGCAGTTCTAATTCTTACGCTTGAATAGAATCTAGGTGCCCTACCCCCAGGAGTATCATCCTTTTCCCCAAAGGCCATAGCTCCTATCTTATCTACCACTTGGTTCATCATAACAAATGTGGTGCCTGAATACTCAATAACCTCTTCTAAAATTGGTAAGTGCTTGTGAAATAACCTAGCCCTTCCACCCATTCTAGCTTCCATAGTTTCATCATTACCAGACTTAATAGCTTTCTTTAGCTTCTCAATATCTTCCTTTGGCTTGCAAGCTGAAACCGTATCCAAAATTATTAAAGGTATTCCAGCTTCTGCAAAGTTCTGTATTTTGTTCATTGCTGCATCCCCATGTTTGGGTCTATATACCAGCATCTGCTTAGCCCTATTACCAAATTGTGCTGCTCTCTGAGCATCAAAAGTTCCTTCGGCTGGAACATATAAGCACAAATCATGCTGCCCACAGAGCTGATACCCTAGGGATGTTTTACCAGAACTCTCAGGTCCAAATATCTCAAACATCCTTCCCTCAGGCATTCCACCTCCTAAAATATTATCTAAGTCCTCAATACCTGAGCCCCACCTTGGAATCTTCAAAATAGATTTTTTGGAACCTAGCGAATAAATAGAACCTGTTCCTTCTTTCTTCTCAATGCTAGCACATAGCCGCATTATTGCTTCTTTATTTGTTTTTGCTGCCATTATCTGTTCAACCCCTTCATATATAGCGTACTATTGTACTTCTTTATTCTCTCCACATATACACTCTTTTTGAATTCCAATGCGCCACTCTCTTGTAATGCTCTAATTACCTTAGCATTAATTTGTCTCTTCGGAACTCTCTCTAGGAAATCCTCTAAGCTCTTAAATCTGCCTTTCTTACGCTCTGCTTCTATTGCTGCTGCTGCTTTCTCTCCTACATTCTTTATATTTGAAATACCAGCAGATAAAACATCTTCACCTTCAAATTTTACCATCTTATACATTGAACCAAAATTAACATGCGGCAATAAAACAATACCACCATCTCTTACATAAATTGTCTCAAATCTGAATCTGTCCTCTTTCTTAGCATATTTTAGAGTAACATACCAGAACTTCTCTGGGTGATATACCTTATAATACATCTGTTCAATGCTTATTACCCCATAGCCTGCAGCATGTCCTTTGTTAAAGGAATATATAAGCAATACATTAAATATATGCTCAGCTTCTTTCTTTGAGTAACCTCCTGCCTTAGCGCCTTTATAGAATATTACCTTAAGTTCTGCTATCTCTCGGTCTCTAAATTTAATAGCACGACCTCTACCTTTCAGAACCTTCAATATCCTATCTACTTCACCCCATTCATACTTACCAATCTCCCTACAAATCTTAACTATCTGCTCTTGGTATATTATTGTGCCATATGTTTCCTTTGAATATCTGAACCAAGGACTGCTCTTAACATCCTCTAGGTTGCGCTTGTTATTTGCATAAGCTTCTGGCATTTTTAAACTCATAGGTCCAGGTCTATTTAAAGCAGAACCAGCAAGTATATCTTCTACACAATCTGCTTCAATCTGCTGCAATATGTTCTTTGCACCATTTGACTCAAATTGAAATATACCATCTGTATTTCCCTTTCCAAATTCCTTCATAATCTTTTCATCTTCGCACCATGAGTATTCAAAATATTCTCCAGTAAGTTCTTGCATTTCTTTGAGGACAGACATTGTTCTAAGGCCTAATATATCAAATTTAACAACCCTTATTAATTCCAAATTACCCAAATCATAAGCTGTAACTATTTTACCTCCATGCTTCTCTAGCGCGACGTAATCAATCAAATCCGCACCTGTAATTGCTACACCTGCAGCATGTGTTCCATAATACTTAATTTTCTTATACATCTTTGAAAAGTGCTTCACTATATTATCAAACTGCTTGTTTAACATCTTGCATTCAATTTTCTTTTGGACCTCTTCATAGTCAAATATTTCCTCTTTTACATTGTCCTTAAGAAACTTCTTAATCATTAATTTATCTTGCACTTCCTCTACTCCGCATACCTTAAATAAATCATTTAGTAAATTATCTACTTTATACAATCCATAAGATACAACCTGAGCTGAGAACCCCTCATACTTTTTAACCAAATACTCTATTACCTCATGGCGCCTATCTGTTTCAAAATCAAGGTCTACATCGGGAACCTTCTTCTTATCCATTCGCATGAATCGGTCAAAATCAAGGTTAAAATATAGGCTATCAATGTTTGTAATATCTAGTGCATAAGCTGTCAAGCTATTACAAACTGAACCTCTTCCAGGTCCAACCATTATGCCTTGCTCTTTAGTCCACTTAACATAATCTTGAACTATCAGAAAGTAATCTACAAAGCCAAGATGTGAAATAACATCTATCTCATGCTTACACCTTGCTATGGCTTCTTTAGTATACTTTCCCTTCTTCTTTAAACCACGCTTAACTTCTTTAATTAATGTACCTAGAGAATCTTCACCTTGCACTGTTGGGAGCTTTAAGGGTAGTTGGTCTAAAATATCAGCCTCACATTTATCTACTATTTCATCTAGGTTAGCTACCATCTTCTTAGCTATTCTATACGGGTCCTCAAACTCTTTACCGTGCATCTTCACAAATCGCTCTATTATTTCCTCTTCGGTTGGCATATATCGTTCCGAATAAGTATCTCCCATTTCATGCCCTGACATTTTATGCATTTTACAATAGCTATCATAATCTGCCTTAGCTCCATAGTGCGAATCTGAGGTTAGTATGCACTTTACCTTATTAGCTCTAGCCAGCTGCATAATCTTAGTATTCACTCTCTCCTGCAAACCGGTAGCGGTATCTACTTCTGCTCCCGGCTTATTGTGCAATTTATAAGGTTGTATCTCTATATAGAAGTTAGCTCCAAAAATAGCCTTATATTTCTTTAATGCTTTCTCAGCTAATTTCATATCACCTACAGCAATCATCTGATTAATAAAGCCTCCTACGCACGCTGATGTGCATATCAAGCCTTCCGAATATTTCTCTAATAGTGCAAAATCTACTATTGGTTTATAATACATCTGCTCGAGGTTAGCTATTGTAAGAATTCTATTAAGGTTCTTATACCCAGCTAAGTTCATCGCAAATAAGCATAAGTGGTACCGCTTAACGCTAGCGCCATCAAACTTAGGTTGGAAGTAAGCCTCTACACCCAAGATTGATTTTATACCCACCTCTTTACAAGCGAAATATGTTTCTGCTAGCCCTGAGCTTGAACCGTGGTTGCTTGTGCTGAGCGCTTTGTGCCCCATATCTAGCGCTAGTTTAGCAAGCTGTATTGGCTTTCCAAATCCATCAAACAAACTAAATTCATCATGCCTATGCAAATCAATCATATTATGAAGAACTCCTCACCATAAATTCTTAGGTTTCTGTGCTTCGTTAGCGCTACTTGGTCGTCTATGTCCGCTAGCACTAAATCAAAAGGACTTCTAAGAGTTGAAAGGACAGGGTCTGTACCATTCACTTCCCTACGCTCTCTACCATATACATAATCTTTCTCATTATATTCGTATATGTCTGAATCTTTGTCAGGTTTGAAAAGGTTTGTACATCTCCCAGTTCTAGCTGTATTCACATAAAATGCAGCTGGTGCGTGAATATCTATTAAATCAACAAGCAGGGGATAATAGTCAAGTAGCGCACTCCACATCTTATATGCCATTACGTTATCTGTTTCTGGCTGTATCTGCTTATCAATTCTATGTCTAACAAAATTTATTGCGCTTCCCAAATCCATCGACATCCAATAGTAAGTTTCCATAGCTCTTGGCAATATAAACCTTGCATCTAATAAACTAATTTCTTTACTATCTAACATTTCACAATACAGCTTTTTTGATTCCCTAATAAGCCATTCATACCTACCACCAAAATCATCCTTAGCAATTCCCTCAAACCATTCCTCATAATTCCCTAAATAATTGCCAGGACTATTCTCAATACTTGTTGGAACTACCGCTGCTTTATTTGTCCACCACTTATCTGCTGAGCATTCCGCAGAGAATGTTGCTGTTCTATATCTTAAAATGTGAGTAACATCTTGTCCGCTAATTCCCTCAAAAAGGAAGTTTATCTTTATTGTCTCGAGTGCTGAAGGAAGCATCTTGCCCTTAAATATCATATAAATTATTTTATCCTTTTCATATTCTGATAAATCATTATTGTGAATTGGATTATCTTCCCACGTTGCAGTCGCAAAATTTACTAAATAATCTCTCAAATCCTGCATTGTAGGAGCTTTCTCAATTGTTACATTAATAGCTTCTACATTATTCTTAAACTCTGTTGTTGGCTTTTCACCAAATCTAATTGGCATTGGGAAATTCACTGGTTTCAAATTATTATTTACTGGCATATTTGTATCCCCCTTAATTTTTTTAAAGTCTTTAAATTTTTAATTCTGAAAACCAAATCACCAGTTTCCCCTTGATTATATTTACTATCTATTAGGAAAACCTTATACCCAAATCTTGATATACAATTTGCATTCGCTCGATTATCTTCCACCACAAATTCTACTTCTGGAAATTTGGTAACTATTTCTATGTGCTTGTTCTCGCTATGAAACAAAACATCATATGGTAAATTATTAAACTCTAACCACAGCTTAGTCTGAATCCAAAGGTCTGGATATTTGTGCATAGGCCTTGCGGTGATTAATATTATCTTATAGTCAACATCCCTCAGAGCGCACAACAGCTCTGCTGCTCCTTCTAATACGGGTAACTTAATCTTATATCCGCTAGTTCTATATTCGTCCTTGAGCTTCTTATACTTAGCATATGTTAAAAAGGCTTTCATTTCGTTTAGGTCTGAAAAACTACTACCTATTTTAAGATTAACAAAATCTATCCAACAATCGGGGTAATTATTTAATACACCGTCTATATCAAAGGCACAACATTTCATATGTTTAAACACCTCTCTACAATATTATTTGTTTTAACAGAATGGTCTAGCTGAGCATATCTTCCAAGCAACCTTATACCACAAAAGCCTGTCATTTTCAATTCGTTAACAATCTGAGTTTTTGTACACCACCTATCAGCTTTGCCATTCCACAAAACCTTTATAGGCTGTGAGCTTTCTAATATTCTACCTTGCTTGCCAACCTTTGTCATTCTATATACTGCCGAATCTGAACTTAAATCGTAAATATAATCTAAATCCAAATTAGCAGTAAAAACATCATTACCACGTTCTAAATATTTATAAAAATGAACATCCCTTAACATATTATCTAAGAAGAAACCGCATCCGCATAATGCTGCTAGCTCTTGCAAATTTATGGTAGAAATTAAATCCTCATATTCGTCAAAAACCATTTGACCATTTCTAAGAATATACCCTAGCGAATGCTGATTAATATTAATACTTTCTACATCTGCAAATATAATATGTTTACTATTATTTTTAATCAATTTCTGCACCAAGTTAGCTTTTAGCATATCCACACCAAAAATTTCATTGCTGCCAGCGCTCATGCTTTCACTAACCGAAACTCCACCTCTAGCCTTTGCGTTATACATCTCGTTTGCAAACTCTGGTACGCTGCGGCTTAAACCTCCATCTGTTAAATATCCAACTCTGAAGTATCTCATTTCTGATTCATTTATTCCCAACCTACCTATCAAGGTAGCACTATACCTATCTATTTTTAATATTCTTGGCCCCATCTGAGAACCTGATAACTGACCACCAATATTTCCTCTTCCTGCAATCAAAGTATAACCTTTATGTTTGAGCATTTCAATGGCTATCAAGCCAGTTATTCCTCCACCAATTATATACTTACCCATATATATGTCTCACCAACCTATCAAAATCTGCATACTTAACCTTTACCTTACGGTTAATTGTGCTTGCATAAAATAGACTTTTAAGAATTGCCTCATGTACTTCTAAAGAAGAACCATGCTGCTCTGAGGACTCTTTTATATCTTCACTTTCCACCAAAATAAGTAAAGGGTCCAAACCACTCAGCCTTTTATCTATTGAATCATAACTGCTAAAGTCTAAACCTCTCAGAGCGCCATATGTTTGCTCTGTCAAGTGAAGTCTATCAAAAATTATATTATTACTACTAGCTGCAATCTGCAATAAAACCTCCAACCTCACATTGCTAATTTCTTGCGCTAGCTTTAGTTCCCTTGGAGTAGCAATCTTCATATTTGGAAGAACCTTTACCCAATCCGAATACTCATCATGAAATATTACATACTTAAGTCTATCTGCTAACTTCTTAGCCAAAATACTCTTTCCAACTCTATCTACACCTTCAATTATTATATTCATTTCTCTACCTCCAATTTCTCCACATTCATCTGAATTTTAGTAATTACTGAAGCAAATAACTCTTCGGCATCTATGCCACTAAATATTGCTAAATTAAGAACTGTTATAAATACATCCGCTAACTCTTCCATTTTCTCGGCTAAATCATATGTTGAATTCCTATGAGTTTTCCACCGCTTATCTGCTTTTAATAGCTCTCCTAGCTCCTCTACTATTGCACACATATGATACTTGAATAATTCTGGATTATCTTTTGTTGCTAGCTTTCCAACCACTATTTGCTGATATGCTCTCTGAGCTTCATATAAGGACTTTAAGGACTCCCTTTCAGGAGCCCCCATATCTTTATTACCATTCATTTTCGTCGTCCTCTTCATCATCCTCGTCTGACTCGTCTGCTGCTTCTAGCTTCTTAATGTAATACTTCTCCGGCTTCTTAGGCTCCACCTTAATCTTGCGCTTTTTACATAATGCATAGAGTTCTTTTGGAGTGAGGTCCTCATACTCATTTTCTTCTTCCTCATCCTCCTCATCCTCTTCCTCTTCTTCCTCTACACGCTTCTTAGGTTTAGATTTGGACTTAGACTTTTTAGGAGCTTCCTCCTCTTCTTCTTCATCATCTTCGTCCTCATCTTCATCATACTTAGCCTTAGACTTAGCTTTTACTTTCTTGCTTTTTTTATTTCTTCTAGGAGTTTCGTCCTCATCCTCATCTTCATCCGAATCCTCAGGATATGCTTTATCTAATATAGAAAGTACCTTGCTTTCACTAAGTGCCTTTGCTGCTTTATTCTTAAATTTAACCTTATCCATCGGAACAACCGAGTAGGTGGTATTAGTCTGAGAACCATTCTTTGTGATTATATAATCTCTATCAGTCATGGACTCATAAGTCTCACACATTCCAATAAGAGATGGTATAGGTGAACAATTGTTTACCGCTCCCATTAGAAGTTTAGTCTCCTTAGCTTCATAATCCCATACAGACCAACAATATAAATCTCTATGTCTCAAGCTTTCATCATCGTGGTGCTTGCAATCTCTATCAAATATCTCTTGGCAAGGAACATTAATTCCTGCTTCAAAACTATCGTGAAACTGTATTTTTAAACCATCATCAATTTCCTGCAAGAATCTTACTCTAACCTTTACACCTGACTTGAAGTACATTATCTTACCTTTGTTTGCGCCACTGCGCTTAACATCATTTTTAATATCACTCATTAATCCCATTAACTATTCTTACCCCCTAAAGTTTTTGTTTTTGCTCTTCTGAATTGCTCTCTATTCATATCGCCGGGGTCTTTTACTCCCTCCGGGAATTGAAATCTAGTAACTTTAAAAAATCCCTCTAAGTACTTGGTACCTTTAATTCCGCAAACATCATTATCCAGAGCTGATATTATAGTAGTAGTTCCATTTGCTTTCAATTTCTTAATCTGTTGGTCGGTCATTTTCCACCCCAGAATTGCTACAACATTCTTGCATCCATTCTGTAGCATCTTTAACCTATCCATATAACCTTCAACTATAACTACTACTTTCTTCCCTGCATATTTTCCAACCAAAGTGTTTGCTCTGCTGAATCCCTTATTATAGAGATACTTACGTTTCTTTTCTATCTGCTTGTCCATTGTTCTGCAAACCCAACCTTTAAACTCATCATTATCAAACATTGGGAATATTAAAGGATAGTTTTTGCTGCAATCATTTACCTTGGCTTTACACTTCTTCAAGCTTGCTGAAGTAAAACCTCTGCCCTGCATATATTTTAAAGCTGTAGTTTGCTCTTTCCAATCAATAGTTTTTAATCCAAAATAATAATCGTGCGCCTCATCTAAGGCTTGTGCATTCTCAATCTTATTTTTCACCCTATGTTTTATTTTAATTGCCCGCACTTTCTTACTTCTCAGAATCTTATAATATTTCTTGCACGCTTCTAGCTCTCCTAAGCTCTTATTCATTAATAGAACAAATTTTAAAGCATCCCCAGAAACATTACATCCAAAGCAGAAAAAACTATTATCAACTACATTTATTTTCATGCTAGCATTTACATCCTGATGAAATGGACAAACAATCTTAAATTCACTTTCACCTTCTAACATACCATAGTAATGCATTACCTTAGCTAATTCTCCGCCGCTAGCAATCTCTACCACCTACTTTACTTGAATACTCTTAGTCATTTTTGCAGTATAACAACCTTTCAATTGCTTCAACGAAATTTCACCCATACTAAAAAGCTCACTAATCTTCTTTCTATTTGGTTCATCTTTCACCACTAAGAATGGCTTGAACTCGCTTGGCTTTACACCACTAGCTTGCAATACCTTTTTTAAACCTTCTATATCATTAATTGCGTAACTCTTATCCACCATTTCTAAATATAACTCTTTGTCAAGCTTTTCCTTGAGCTTCTCAGCATCATAGCTTATATACATACGCTCTGTTACTAATATCTTTAATGGCGCATAATATTCTGTACCATTCACATCAAACTGCTTAATTTTCTTATCATCCATAAAATCTTGCAGTTTTAACTTATTTGCGTTAATCTTATTAGTTGCTTCTATAATCTGCTTTTCTAAGCTCAGGACTTCCCTTGCAATTTGTTTTATGTTCACCTTCTACTACTCCCTTCAAATCTAAGTATACTCCTCTTGGCCACCTATCCCCTGTCTTAACCCAAACAATATTTGAATTCAAAACAATGTACCGCATGCCATTCTTACATTCTGCTACTATCTCATTTTTGTGTATCTCTTCTACCATACCACTAATAGTTTTGCATCCCACCTTAAAGGCAATTATAACCCCTCGCTTAATATTAGCTATATAATAGCTCTTACTTACGGCTGGAGTTTTTAGTGCCCCTTCTAATACTGAAGAGTTGACCTTCACCATACTTGAATTTATTTCCCAATGTTCTTCCTTCTCCATTGCATCTTCAATATTTATTGCTTCATTTACTTTCTCAGCTATCACATTTATATCCTGCGCCAATTCTATAGCCTCTAATAGCTGTCCCTTCTTCATTTCATACCTTCCAACAATTTGCAAATCTTTTGCAATTACTAGCAATTCCTTCAAATTCTTCTCATTTAACATACTAAACACTCCTTCTCAACTATCAACTAATAATTATTTCCCAATTTGGAAATATCTATTTAATTATAATACACTTTTACGGATTTGTAAATAGAATTATAAACATTAAAAAAGGAGGCACAAAGGCCTCCCTAATTGTTAGACACGATTATTTATATTCTCTAGTAGCAAAGGCAAGAACTTAAGAATTCCAGGCACCTTCTTTTCGTCTGCTAGCTTCACCACTTCTACTATTGCTTTCTGCCAATCTGCTGAGTTCTCTTCACTTGCACTATGCTCCTGAATTATTTCACGCCAACTTAATTTTTCCTCTAGGTCAAACTTAAGCCTACCATATAAATTAAACCTAGCTGAATCACCAAATACAACCCCTTTATCAGTACCAATAGCTTCTACAGTTTTCATAGCTCCAGCATATATTCCCATATGGTCGATGTGCCCGCTTGCATTCTCGATAAACAGCAAGTCTCCTAGTTGCAATTCTGAGAGCTTTATTGGCTTGCATAATGAATTATATAAGCTAGCTGCGGTATAATCTTGATTAGGCTTGAGGAGCCCTAGCTGTTGCAATGCCCAAACGATTAAACCAGAACAATCAAATACTTGCTTACCAAGCCATTTCTCAGCTTTTACCAACTTACCTTTACTCATAAATTCGTAGTACTTAATGCCGAAGCGCTTTTTAAGAATAACTAATAAAGCTGAGCTAGCTATCTCTCCTTGCGCTCCAAAAACATAACCGCATCCTATTTTAGTCTTCGCTAACTTTAACAACTTGTTCAACTGACTTCACCTTAACCTCTCTGTTTATCTCTTCCACTATAGCATCAATTATTAGGCTTACCTCCTTCCTATTGGCCCATTTTAATTTATTAACTATAAGTAGTTCGACTGCTTTCTTTTTATCTGCTCCTCCGCCTGCTCCCATTCTGGCTTCCATAGCATTAATACCCACCCTAATATTGTTCATCAAGGTAGCATACTTCTCATTCCCTAGCTTTATCTTTAACCACCTGAAAAAAGTGGATAGTACAAGAGGTGCTGCTAAAGCAAGTAGCACCAAAATCAAAGTTACTAAACATTGCATTAAAAAATTAACCATTTCAATACCTCCTATTTATTTATATTTTTTATAATTGTAACAGCTGTTCCCCAAATATAAGAACCTAACAAAGAAACTACAGTACCAATTATTGCTATCTTCCACGCAATACTTAGCTTTTCCCACATTGTACCTCTAGCATCTTTCAACAATTGTAGTGCTGCCATAGTATCTTCTTGATATTTTTTTGTGTCCTTAGCCATTGTGCTTTGACTCTCTTGTATAGTTTTAATATAAAACTTTGTTTCCATATGGCTATCCCGTAAATTAAGAACAGTTATCCCCTGCTCCTTCACGGTACACTTTAAGTCAGATACATCGTTTTTAATATGTTCAATGTCTGACTTTAGCACCTCTATATTTATTTCAGCCACTTCATCACCTCAAATCTTGAAACTATTTTGTTAACATCAACCAAAACCACCAAAACATACATCTCACCTCTTTTAGATATTGGGAGCTACCTTAGCAACTCCCTTCTCCAATCACACTTACACTGCTGCCAAACCTAATCCTGTTTGTGGAGTTACGGAGCAACAATCATATTTCCACTTTCATCCAATCCTAAAGCTAACAAATCAGCTCTTACTGCTTCTCTGTATTTAATAGGGACTTGCACTAAAGTTCTTCTGCCAGCAATAATTAAAGCTACATACATATCAACCACAATAACACCTCCCCTCAAAATTAGTAAAAACATCTTAAACAATGAGTAGAGCTTGAACTTCTGCCCTATACTTCAGTGGTACTTGTTCAATTGTTCTTCTGCCCTCTTGAACTAATTTTACATACATATCAACCATATCATTACACCGTTCCTTTCAATAGCATTTCCTCATACATTGTAGCAAGAACTTCCATGAGTATTAGCTGATTATCTTTCATTTCTTTCATTTCATTGGGAACTGGTACCACTGGCTCATTTGGCTCCAAGAAACCCAGAAAATTACCTTCTGTGATGTTTGCCACCTCTATTAAAGTAAAGCCTAATGCTGTTTTATCAGCAATTATCTGCTGTGATTCATCTTCTGTCTGATATTTAACTATTTGCATGTCATCCTCCTTGTTAATTAACTATAAGCGGTATTGATTGTACTACACAAAATTGTAAGTCCTGTGCAGAAACAGGGTATCCACCTACGTTGGTTTTTACGTGAGGCACAATCTTGTGTCCTGCTGCAACATATATATCCTCAGCGTAAGTTATATATGACGCACTAAGAGCTCTTTCCGTTCCTATATATTGTCCTGTAGTTTCATTGTATAAACAAGCATAGCCACTACTATTTGCGTAGCCTTTGAATTTTATCCTATATGTTCCAGAGTAATTAGGAATTATTCCTTGAGCTGAGGTTGCTTTTACATAGATAGTAGAATTAACACTAGAACCACTATTAACAGCAGCACTAGGGAGCGGAATATCCCCTGGTATATAGGTGGGAGCAATATTAGTTCCTACTAGACCAAATATATTCTTACCACTTACAATATTACCTGCTTGTAAGTCAGGTTGTGCAC